TGGCCGACTCGCCGCTCAAGGCGCTCGAGGCCGTCTGCGACGAGCTTCACATCCTGACCCTGGCGCTGAAGGCGAAGATCACGTCGCGCCTGTCGACGGCGGGCTTCCTGCTGTTCCCGGCGTCGCTTGCCTCCCAGTTCCAGGCTCCGTCGAAGCCCGACGCCAATCCTGACAAGCTCGCGGAGAACCCGTTCGTCGACTGGGTGCTCCAGATGATGACGAAGGCGGTCACAGACCCGTCGGCCACGGCCTCGGCAATCCCGTTCGTCTTCGTGGTCCCCGACCAGTCGATCGACCTCATCAAGTGGATCAGGGACGAGGCGCAGACCTTCGAGGTCGACATCAAGCAGCGCGCCGAGTTGATCGCCCGGGTACTCCACGGCCTTGACTTGCGGCCGGAGCAGATCGAGGGCTTCTCCGACTCGAACCACTGGAGCGCCTGGTCGTCCCAGGACGTCCACCTGAAGGTCGACGTCGCCCCCGAGATGGACTCGCTCTGTTGGGCCCTGACGACGTGCTACCTGTGGCCGCAGCTCCGGGCCTTTGCCGAGATGCCGACCGAAGAGAGCCCCCTCGACTCCAGGGTGAACTGGAACGAGGACACGATCCGCTCATACCGGGTCGCCTACGACCTGCGCGAGCTCACCGTCCGGCCGAACAAGGCCGACTCCTACGGCGGCCTTGCCGATCGCGGCGCTCTGAAGCACGCCGCCCTGCGGGCCGCGGCCGGCGCCACCGAGGACGACGCACCGGAAGGTGAGGAGTACATCAGGGCCTACGGCTGGCACGCCTCCGACGCCTACCTGGCGACGTTCGGTCTTCCCGAGCAGGAGAAGATCGACTGGGACAAGGTTTCAGCCAAGGACGGCCCCGGCCCGGACCCGGTCGCGCCTGGGCAGCCGTCGCCCTCGGGCCCCGGAAGCAAGCAACCTGGTGGGCCTGGCGACTCGCGCTCCAACAAGCCCAAGAGCCAGCAGCCGCAGTAGGAGGACTCCGTGGACGTCACCTTCGGCTCCGTAGCCGACACCGCACCCGAGGGCTTTCTGCCACGGCGCGTCCACTTCACGACGCTTGTCGTGCTGGACACTCCGACGAAGGAAGGCTTCCAGAGCCGCACGATCGCCTCGTCCGGCTTCGGCACCCGCGACCTGCCGAAGCCGATCACCGGCCACAGCCCGTTCGGCCGCGGCCACGAGGGAGCGTTCCCCGTCGGGCGGCTCGATCAGGTGAAGATCGCTGGGACGAACGTCGAAGGTTGGGGCTGGCTGCGGAATGACGAGCATGGCCGGGCCGTGTTCGAGGAGCTCGCACTCGGCATCGTCACTGGGACCTCGATCGAGATGGTCGACGTGAAGTACAAGATCGACTTCACCTGGCCCGATGAAGAGGCCGACGTCGAGATCCCCCAGATCGACATCGTCTTCACCGAGGCGAACATCGGCGCGACGACCTTCGTGTTGAAGCCCGCGTTCGGCGCTGCTCGGGGCGAACTGGAGGAGCAGGCGCTGACCGCAGCGTTCGTCGCCGAGGGCGACCTGGAGGTCACTGCCTCGTTCAAGGTCGTCACCTCGTTCGACGAGGAGATCACCGCGGCGACGCTGATTGCCCTGGAGCACGACGCCTTCACGGTGCCGGAGCCGGAGACGCATCAGCCGTTCCAGGTGAGCAAGGACGGCAAGCGCGTCTCGGGCCACCTCGGCCGCTGGGGGGTGCCGCACACCGGCTTCCTCAACAAGCGAGTCCTGATTCCGCGCTCGCCGACGAACTACTCGTCGTACTGCAAGCGCCGGCGTTATACCGATCACGGCGAGGTCTACACCGGGCCGATCGTTGCTCTGGGTGGACACGAGGCCACGGCCGAGATCATCAACAAGCGCCTCGCTGACCCGAGGTACGCATGGGCCGACGTCGTCGTGACCGACGGCAAGATCGGACCGTGGGTCTGCGGCACGGTCCGCTCCACCGCCACTGACGAAGAGTTGGAGGACGGCTCGGCGTCGGGCATCTCCGGCCACTGGTTGAACGGCGAGCTCTACGCAGTCTGCTCCACCACCGCGGAGGGCTTCGACGTGGCCCGGCCGACCGGCTACACGATCGAGGCCTACGACCAAGGCGAGGACCACTACCTCGCCGCGTCGTTCGGCCTGTCGACGGCAGACGAGGTTACTCCGCAGCCTGAGCCCGTCTCCTACGATGACGTCCTCGCGGCCGCTCTGGCCGCCCTGGAGGATGACGATGCCGACAGCACGCAAGCCGCCGCCGAAGCCTGAGCCGGAGGGCTACTCCGACACGGTGAAGGACGTCGTGATCGACGTGCTCTTGCGGCGCGCCTTCCCCCACGGTCAGTGGGCGCACGTCGAGGAATGGCTGGAGCAGCAGAGCCTCGCTCCCGAGGTTCGCGCCGAGATCTCGGCGGCGGTCGAGCGCAACACCTGAGCCCTGCGAGTCAGAGGGTCTGGCTTGCGTCTCACTCCCCTACATCCCAAGTGGCGAGAACCGACTGGCTACGGCGCGTAGTTTCCTGACCCGCAGGGTGACCGCAGGATAGTCGGCCCTGAGCTGTCGCCCTTCCTGAATCGCCCCTGCCAAACTCCGGTCACCTATCGACCGCGCCAACAGGAGGCGGATGATGACCGTCAAGTACCCGCAGGTGCCCGAGGATCTCTCGGCACTCAGCGACTCCGAACTTGAGACTCTCCGCAAGGACCTGTCCGAGGCGATCGGTTTCGTTACCAGCGGCAAGGTCGTGCTGTCCAACGACGCCGAGAAGTCGGCTCTCGAGGACGCGACCAAGGCCCTTGTCGCCGTCAAGGCGCTCCAGTCGGAGGGCAAGGCGAAGGCTGCGGCCGACGCTCAGCGACTCGCCGATGCGGCCGCCGCCCTGGAGGGTGACGACGAGGACGAGGATGAGGCCGACGAGGAGACGGAAGAGGAGGAGGCCGAAGAGGAGGCCTCCGCTTCCGAGGATGAGGGCGAGGAGGAGGCCGAGGAGGCCGAGGCCGAGGAGGCCACGCCTGTGCCCGCCAAGCTCGCCACCGCACCGGCCAAGCCCAAGAAGGGCGTCGGCTCGAAGGACCAGCCCGGCAACGGCGGCCTGGACGCCTCCCGGATCGTCGCCCTCGACGGCGTCCCGGGCAAGCACGCTGGCGATGCCTTCTCCGACTGGTCGGATCTCGCGGCCACTCTGCTGGAGCGCCGCCGCACCGTCACTGACGGCTCGGTCGCCCCGGTCGGCGTGATCGAGGCGAAGTACGGCAAGGACCGGAGCCTCGAAGGCCTGGACCAGATGGAGACCCTGAAGAAGCTGACGGCCGCGAGCGGCTCCAGCTTCGGAGGCAACGCCACCTTCTCCACCCCGAAGGAACTCACCGCCGCCATGTGCGCCCCGGTGACGCCCTACTACGGCATGGACTGCATGAACACGACCCGCCGGCCGGTGTTCAACAGCCTCCCCGGGTTCCCGGCTCCCCGCGGCGGTGTGTCGATCCCGACCTCGCCGACGCTGTCGGACGTGACCGGAGGCTACGGCTTCTGGACGAAGACGGACGATGCTGACGTCGCCAACCAGACGAAGAACGCCTGCCTCACGGTCGAGTGTCCGACGTCGGAGGAGTTCTTCTTCTACGCCGTCTACCGGTGCCTGACCGTCCAGAACATGATGCAGATGACCTGGCCCGAGGTCGTCGAGGCCTACCTCAACCGCCTGGCGGCTCGCACCGCTCGTGCGGCCGAGATCCAGCTCCTCGACCTGATGGCGACCAACGTCAACCGCATCACCGCCCCCGGCCTGTTCACCTCGGCCGCGACGGCCCTGTGGACCACGCTGCTCCAGTACCGCAGTGGCGCCCAGGAGCGGGAGCGCTGGGACCTCATGGACGACAACCTCGAGATGTGGGCGCCGCGCTGGCTCCAGACCTACCTGCGGATCGACATCGCTCGCCGCCGGAACACCTCGGTCTCGACCCCGCACTTCGCCTCCGAGGCCGAGGTCAACCAGGTCTTCTCGGATCTGGGCTTCAACGTCCACTGGTTCATCGACACCCCGACGTGGGGCGTGACGGCCCCGGTGCAGTCCACCGGCAACCCGACCACCCTCGTGGCGGCGCCGACGAGCGTCAACGTGCTGGTCGCTCCTCCGGGCAAGTTCGCCCTCATCGACCGGGGTTCCCTGACGATCGGTCTCCAGGGCAACAACGTGGTCCGCGACCTCGCCACCCTGAAGAAGAACCAGTTCACGATGTTCTTCGAGACCTTCGAGGGGATCGTCGACACGAACTCCTGCCCGGCCGACATGCTGAAGATCCCGCTCTGCTTCGCTGGCATCCAGCACGCCGACCAGGCCGTCGACTGCTTCGGCTTCGCAGAGGCGCCGAGCTGACCAGTCGCCCTCATCGCTAGGGACCTGCCAAGATGAGACCGGCTTCTTCGGAGGCCGGTCTCATCGCATGAAGGAGCCCAAACGTGGCTGTTCCCCTCTACGACCTCCCGGCACCGAGCCTCCGCCCGGTCGGCCTCTTCGAGCAGACGGCGACCCGTGTCGAGTGGGTGAACCGCTACGCCGCGGGCGTCACCTTCGAGCCCTACGACCTCACTGGTCTGACACTGGACGACATCCCCGCCGACCTGTGCGCCACCGAGGGCGACCTCGGGGCGGCGCGCGAGTGCGTGGCCTGGGTGACGCAGACCGGCTTCAACCTCATCGACCAGTTCACCGGCCAGACCCGGGAAGAGGACGAGGCCTCGATGCGGGCCAACATCGCCGCCCGCTGGCCGCTCCTGCTGTCGGAGGCTTTCGCTCGTGAGTTCCTGGCTGGCGCCGGCGGGTCGAACCACAATCTGACCGCGGACGCCGAGGACATCGGCGCCACCTCCACGGTCCAGATCGCCATCGCTGAGCTCGAAGAGATCATGGCCCGAGGCACTGGCACGAGCGAGCCGCTTGGCAACACGCTCGGGATGATTCACATGACGCCGTCCGCCCTTGTGTACGCCGTCACCAATGGCATCGTGAACCGCCGCGGTGACACCTACTACAGCCCCGGTGGGCACCTGGTTGTCGCCGACGCCGGGTACCAGGTGGCAGAGACCACGACGAGCACCATGTACGCCTCTGGGCCCGTCTACTGGGCCCTCGGCGAGCGTGACGCCCGTCTCGACACTCTCAGCGACGGCATGAGCTGGTCCTCGAAGAAGAACACGCTGCTGTGGGTGGAGCAGGCGATGGGGGTCATCATCTTCGCACCGGACTCGGTCTGGAAGACCGCGGTGACCAAGGCGTGACGCTCCAGGCCGCTTGCTCTCGTCTGGCGTCCTACGCGGAGTTCCAGGCCACCGACTGCGGCTGTGGCTGCGGTCTCTCCCAGGCCGTCGCTGAGGCGGTCCTGGACGACGCCAGCGACCTGGTCTTCGCGCTGTCCCGCGGCCAGATCTTCGGCGTCTGTGAGGGCACTGTGCGCCCGTGTCGGACCTGCTGGTGCGGGTCGTGCGTGTGCTGCTGCGAGATCGAGGCGATCCCGCTGCGACGCGACGCCATCGAAGTGTCCGAGGTGGTCATTGATGGCGTCGTGCTCGCAGCCGAGAACTACACGCTGACGCCTCGCGGCAAACTCGTGAAGGTCTCAACCGACGGCGACCGGCCGGAGCCGTGGCCGTGCTGCCAGAAGCTCTACCGCGGCCTTGACGAGGCGGACACCTTCGGGATCACCTATACCTTCGGCCAGGCCGAGCAGCCCCAGTGGGCGAAGAACGCCGTGATCGAGCTGGCGTGCGACATGGCCTCGTACTTCGACAGCGGCAGCAGCCACGCGAAGCTGCCAGGCAATACGACGGCGGTCACCTACGCCAACGTCACCCTGTCGTTGGACGACCGCGCCGACGCGCTGCGCGACGGGTCGGTGCTGGCGGCGTTCCCTGCCGTGGCCATCCTGCTGTCGCTTGTTGGCCCGACTCAGGGGGGCATGGCCTACAGCCCCTCTGGCGGGTCCGCCTGGTCGTTCCCTCTCTCCTGAGCTGTCGCCCTCCGGCGAACCGCTGGGTCAAGATTGGCCGCAGAACGGTTCGCGAAGGGAGCCAAGAATGGCAACGAATCTCGCAGGTGGCTACTGCATCAGCCAGGCGAAGGTCTGCCGGCTGCGTGTCGCCCGCCTGTCATCGGCCTGCGCGGCTGTCGCCGGGGCCGACAACGGGGCGGTGACCGCTGGCATCCTCACGATGACGCGCGCCGCGGAGATCTCGGAAGGCACCGAGTACGAGTTCAAGAACGGCTGCGGCGAGATCATCGCCCAGGCCAAGGACGCTGACCGGATCAAGTGGTTCAACCTGACCGGCGAGCTCCAGGTCATGGACTACGAGCTCCTCGAGATTATGTTCGGTGGCTCGCTCATCACCGCAGACGTTGGCGAGGACTTCGCTGGCAAAACGATCGGCTACTGCCGGCCGTCGGGCTCGGCCACTCCTGACGCCGTGTCGCTGGAGATTTGGACGGGCACGGTCATCGGCACCGCTGGTGGCTGTTCGACCGACGCCAACGCGCCGCAGTACGTCCGCCACGTCTTCCCCCGGGTGGTCATGGTCGAAGGCGACCGCACCTTCGAGGACGGCACCGGCACGATCTCCTTCACTGGCCGGGCCTACGAGAACCCGGCGTGGGGCAACGGCCCGTGGAATGACTTCCCCGGCATCTACCCGGCTTGCACCAACTCCGCCCACTTCGAGTTCATCGAGCAGGAGCTGCCCGCCAACGTCGTCACCGGCGGCTGCGGCTACGTGACGGTTCCCGCTGACGCATCCTGAGCTGAGCAGGCACAGGCGAACGACGGGGGGCCCTTCGGGGCCCTTCGTCCGCGTCTGGAGGTAATGTCCCACCGTGGCCTTTCCGTTGCAGACCTGCGAGGGCAAGGACGTCCCCGAGGCCTGCTGCACGACGCTGTGGGATCTCACGCTCGGCGTGCTCCAGTTCGTGACGCCGTACCTTGAGGAGTGCATCGACCCCGACCCGTGCTGCGGCGAGCAGATGCGCTACTTCGTGTCGATCGGCCGACCGGAGACGTGGCAGACAGACTTTCTCGCGCTGTACCTGGAAAACATCCGCGTCGACCAGCTCTCCACCCGGAACCTGTCGACCCTGATCCCGCCGCTCATCATGGGCCAGTTCCGCTTCCTGCTCACCGAGTCCTGCTACCCCGGCCTCGTCATCCAAGGCGACAAGACGTTCACGCCGACCGACGAAGAGTTTCACCTCGCGGCGAAGCACGGCTACTCGCACGCCCAGGCTCTGCTCCGCGGTCTGCTCGCCTACGCCGCGGAGAACGACTGCCGCAAGTTCACGCTGCGTGACTTCCAGCCAACCCGGCCGGAGGCCTACACGGCGGGCTGGTCCCTTGGCTTCGACCTCGAACTGCCGAACTGATGCCGCTCACCGTCACCGGCTTCCTCGCTGACCCAGCGGGCTTCGGCCGGACCGTCGCCCAACTCGGTCGTCGCTCCGCAGCCCGCCGCCTCCGTGTCGTGGGCGAGCAGGCGCTTCTGCTCGGGCAGAACTACGCGAGTGAGCTCGGGCCCTCGCGCTCGGGCAACCGGCGTCGAGACAAGGGCGTGTCGTTCCGCAACGGCTTCGAGGTGAAATACACCGGCGTCGACGACTTCGCGGCCGGGATCATGGAGGTCTCGGTGCGGAACCGGTCGCGCCACGCCCGAGTGCTGGAGGTTGGAGCGTCGGCCCACACGATCGAACCCCGCAACAAGAGGCTCCTCGCTTGGCCGGCGAACAACGTGTCCGGCCCCGCGGACGTCTTCGCGAAGAAGGTCGACCACCCGGGCTTCACGGGGCATCACATCCTCGAGCGCGCCGCTCGGGACTCGATGCGGCAGAGCTTCGTCGGGCAGCAACTCGGCCACGCTGACATCAACATCCGCGTCGGCCGCTGACCGAGAAGTACACTGCGCCGCCATGCCTGCTTCATCTCCAGTGAACCTCGACGACCTGTTCTCTCGGCGCATCGACGAGAACCTCGATAAGGCGGTGCTCGTCCCCTTCGTGTGGGGTGGCGTCGAGTACCACCTGACGAACACGGCGTCGCACGCGGCGCTGCTCACCGCCAACCAGGACCCGATGGGCTACGTCAAGCGTCTCGTCGTCCCCGAAGAGCGTGACGCCTTCGAGCAGTCGCTGCGTGACACCGACGGCATGGACGACGGCATCCTCATCGACCTCATCAACAAGCTCGGGGAGATGCTGACCGCGGTCCCTACGCCGCCGCCCGCGCACTCTGCGGGTACCTCGCGCAAGCGCACGTCTTCCACCGGGTCCAGGGCGACCTGATCCGACGAGGCCATCCCGACGGGATCTATGGCCTCACATTCGACGACCTGCTCTCCGTCGTCTGGTCGGTGATGACCGAGAAGATGGACGCGCACCTGCATGAGCCGATGTGGGATGTGCTCTGCTCGGTGACGCAGGAAGAGGCCGACGCCACGATGGAGATCCTGAAGCGGGCCGCGCGTGGCGAAGACGGCCCGTCGATGAACTCGCCCGACCTCCAGGACGAGATGAAGGCTCTACACGAGAGCATGGGCGGGAGCAAACCTTCCGGCTAGCATCCCGCCGTGTCCTTCGGTGGTGACTCGGCCAGTTTCGACATCCTGGTCAACTCCTCCGGCCTAGAGGAACTCGGCTCGAAGCTCGGCTCCTCGGTCGCGAAGGGCGTCAACACCGCAGAGAAGTCCGTCAAGGGTCTTGACCAGACCGTCGCTCACGTCGCCAAGTCGATCAGCGCCTCGTCGACGCAACTTGGCAAGGCCATCGGCGCCAACGTCGCCAAGGGCATCAAGTCGAACTCGGCGTCGGTCCAGGCCGCCCTAATCCAGGCGGCCACCCAAGGCGTCCGCGGATCGCAGCAAGCAGCGGCAGCCGCGGCCAGGTCGAATCTCGCCGCCCAGAACGCAGCGGCACGGCTCCAGGTGGCTCAGACCACGGCGGCAGGCAAGCAGCAGGCCGCCATCGCGCAGAGCGTCGGTCAGCAGGCCGTCATCGCCGCGCGGACCTCGGGCGCCCAGCGCGTCGCTATCACTCGGGCCTTCCTCGACACGATCGGTCGGCTCGAGAAGGGCCTCGGCCGGGTCATCGAAGGCACCGCCTCGACGATCGTCTCCGCGACTCGGCGCGTCTTCGCCGGGACCGTCGGCTCGATCCAGCGGTCCTTCGCTCAGCGCCACGAGGTCATCACCAAGAACCTCCGCATCGAGCAGGGGCTGTTCGCTAGCGCAGCGGCCGTGCAGCAGCGCTCCTCGAGGGGCGTGCTCGGTCTTGGGCTTGGTGCTGCCGGTCTCATCGGGGGCGGTGCCCTGCTGGCGACGGGCATCCGGCAGATCTTCACGCTCGGCTCCGACTTCACGCGGGGTCTCAACGTTCTTCAGGCGCAACTCCAACTGACCGACGCCCAGATGAAGGGCGTCGACGCCCTTTCCATCAAACTCGGCAACGACATCAACCTGCCGGGCGTCTCGGCCCTGGACGCGGCCCAGGCGATCGGTCTGCTCGCCAAGCAGTTCGCGAGTCTGGGGCCAGCGGCGATCACCGCGGCACAGGATGCAGCGAAGGGCACTCTCCAACTCGCCCGGGCCGTAGGCGCCGCGCCAGAGGAAGCAGCCCAGACCGTCGGTGCCGCCGTCAACGTCTTTGGTGAGAACGCCGCCAATGCGACCAAGGTCGCGGATCAACTCACCGCGGCGCTGTCGCAGGCGGCCGGCACCTCCTTCTCCGACTTCAGCCAGGCCTTCACTCAGGGCGCCTCGGTCGTGTCGTCCTTCATCACTCCGGCTGACGGGGCGTCGAACGCGATCACGGAGTTCTCCGCGGCCTTGGCAGTGTTGGCTCGTGGCGGCCTGGTCGGGTCGGACGCCGGTACGTCGATCAAGCAGTTCTTCCTCCAGGCCAACCGCGGCACCAAGGAGGTCGCCGGGGCGCTCGCTGAGATCTCGGCCCGAGCTGGCGAGACGGGTACGGCCTTCTTCACTGCTTCCGGCCAGTCGCGTTCCCTCGTGGAGACCATCTCGATTCTCGAGCGCGGCCTGAAGGGGCTCACAGCCGAGCAGCGCGCGTCGACCCTTCAGACGATCTTCGGCTCGGACGCCACCCGCGTTGCGAACATCCTCATCGACCAGGGGGCTGCGGCTCTGCTGACCGCCGAGGCAGCGGTCCAGCGCCAGGGCGCGGCGTCGGCCCTCGCGGCGGCTCAGAACAAGGGTCTGGCTGGCGCCATCGACGCCATCAAGTCTCAGTTCGAGACCTTCGGCATCCAGATCTTCAAGGTCGTGCAGCCAGCCCTCGCGACAGCCGGGCTGGCCTTGGCGGGCTTCATCGACAAGCTCGCCAACGCCGGTGGGATCTTCGCTGCTGTGCGGGCGGGGCTGAAGGGCATCGGCGTCGCCCTCGGCGCGCTGGTCGCCATCAAGGGCCTGGTCGAAGTGGTCGGCTTCGCGAGGGCCTTGGTGGGTGCGCTCGGGCCTCTGGGCATCGCGGCGATCGTCCTTGGTGGCGCCATCGGCTTCCTACTGAAGCGCTTCGGCTCCTTCCAGGGAGTCCTCGACGCCGTTGGTCGGCTCGTCGAACGCGTCGCCCCGGCGGTCGCACGGCTGCGCAAGACAATCTTCGACTTCCTGTCCGGGCTGGCGCAGCGGGCCTCGTTCCTCGGCCGCTTCCGGGGCTTCCTGTCGCAGATCTTCGACCTACTTGGACAGGGCAAGCTGTCGCAGGCCTTCGACCGCGTGAAGGTCGCGGCCAAGGCACTCGCCGAGAACCTCGCGCCCGTGGGTCGGGCCTTCGCCAACCTCCGCAAGCCCATCGAGGCCTTCATCCAAGGCGATTTCGTCCGGGCCTTCGAGGGGCTGAAGGTCGTGGCCGGGCAGATTGGCACGGCAATCCGCAACGTCGTCTCGGCCGCGCTGAAGACCGTCGACCCCTTCGCTGGCATCGGCATCGAGTTCGTGAAGAAGTTCAAGGCCCAGTTCATCGGCGGCGGCATCGGTGCGATCGCAGGCGGGCTGCTGCTCGGCCCCATCGGCATCCCACTGGGCGCGGCTCTCGGCGTCGCCGTGACGAACGCGCTTGGCAAGCTGAAGGACATCGTCGGCCGTGTCGACGTGGGCGCTCTGTTCGGCAAGTTCCTGGACGGGGTGCAACTCGTCGGCCGCAAGATCGGCGAGATCCTCTCCGACAAGCGGACCATTCTCGCTGTGGCTGGCGTGGCCGCTGCGGCCGCGGCTATCGCGGTGCAGTTCGTACAGGGCTTCGTGAAGGGGGTGCTGTCGAACCTCGGCGACATCCGGGCGGCCGGCGCTGAGATCCTCAAGGCGCTGTTCAACCTGCCGTCGGTGGCGAAGTCGATCCTCGCTCTTGTGGTTCTGATCCGCGGCACGTTGACGGGCCAGTTCAAGAGTGCCGGCATCGGTAAGGCCGTGGGCGCGGTCCTTGGCAAGGAGATCGCCGACGGCACCGCTCAGGCAGTGGATAAGGGGACCCTAGGTTCCAGGTTGAAGGGCGCCTTTGTCTCGATCGGCAAGGGGGCCGGGCAGGCCCTAAGCATCGGCATCTCGGCGGCGTTGTCGGGTTCCGCGCTCGGGTCGGCCAAGAGCGGCCTCGACCAGACTCTTGGTCTCGCATCGCTGGCTGGCTCCGTGGCTGCTGCCGGAGCTGTCTTCGGTCCGGTCGGAGCAGTGGGGGCGGCGGGCATCGGGCTAGTGACCACGGCCATGTCTCAGAACGCCCAGGCGGCTCAGGACGCCAGGGACAGGATGCTCCTGTTCCGAGACGCGATGATTCAGACCGGCGCCGCTGGTCCGGGAGTGGCGAAGGCCATCGACGCCGTCTTCGGCCCGGGTGGCTCCTTCCCGTCGGCGCTCAAGGGCACTCTCGCCGGCACCTCCTTTACCACCGAGGCCTTCACGAAGGCCATCAACGCTGGCAGGGGTAACGCGTTCATCAAGGACATTCAGAAGCAAGTCCTTGAGCTCACCGGCAGCATCCCGACGGCGACCGCCGTGGCCGGTCTCCTGACGCAGCAGTTGAAGGCCGCGGGCGGGGCGGCGAAGGACATCAAGCTCTCGAAGGAGCTAACCGATTCCGGCGGCGCGCTGGCGACCGTCAACCAGCGCGCGGGCCGCCTCGTGGTCACCGCGAAGGACGTGGCGAAGTTCGCCGCTGAGGCCGCCGCCAAGACTCGCGAGTTGTTCAAGGAGCAGCGTGCCGAGCGCCTCCAGGGGATCATGGACGCTTTGTCGGCGAAGGCCAAGGACATCGGCGACAAGGCCGACGCCTCCAGGACCAAGTTGCTGGCGTTGTTCGGCACGGGCCAGGCGAAGACGCCCGATCAGGCCACGAACCAGGCCGTCGTCGCGACACCGGGTGCAGCGAGTGACGTGCAGGGCGCCATCGACACTGGTGTCACGACGGCGCTCGGCAAGGCGCAGTTGGCGACGGCACTGCAAGGCTTCAGCGCCAATGTCGGCGAGGCCCTCGTCACCGGGATCACGTCGGCTGATCCGCTCGGTGCCATCAGCCAGACGCTCCTGAGCGAGACCCTGGCGATCAACGCCCTTGAGGTCTCGCCCGAGGCCAAGCAGGCCCTTCTCGCCCAGTTGAACGCGGACTTCGCGACCGCCAAGGAGAAGATCCCCGTGGGCGTGGAGATCGCCCAGCAGGAGGCGGCTGCGGCGGGGCTGGAAGCCCAGCGTCAGGCGGCAGCGGCGGCAGCAGCGGCGGGCAAGATTCCGATTAGCTCGGGGGCCGACCTGGTGCAAGCACAGCAGGCAGGTCGTGAAGCGGCGCTCAAGGCCGGGACGGTGGCCGACGGCATCCCAGCGAACATCCGCTCCAAGGCCGACACCGGCTCGGCGACGGGAGCGGGCAACACGATTCACTCCACTGCCCAGAAGGCTGCGGACAAGCCGATCACTGTCGGCTCGACGGTCAACGTGAGCACCTTCGCTGGGACCAAGGCTGGCGGCGCCATCGCTTCGGCGGTGATGGCTGGGTTTAAGAGCGGTGTCTCTGCCAGCTCCGCCTCGGTCTCGAAGACCGTGACGACCGTCCTCAATGGCGCGGTCATCAACACCGCCCAAGCCACGCTGCGGATCTCGTCGCCGTCGAAGGTCTTCATGGAGATCGGTGAGCAGACGATGAAGGGCCTCGAGCAGGGCATCCGCGACGGCGGCGCAGCCGTGAAGTCCGCCGTGGAGGACGTGGCGCGGGCCATGATCGACGCCCTCAACACCCCAGGCAACAGCGTGCCCGGCGCTCTGAAGACGCTGTTCGACGACACCTTCGAGCGGCTCGCCATCGGCGGCGGAGCAAACACGAGCAAGGCCGTCGAGGGGCTCACGACCGCGTTGCGGTCCGTCATCACGCAGGTCCGCTCGAACGCCGAGACACTCTTTGCTGCTGGCTCGAAGCCCGAGGGCGAGCGGACCCTGGCCGAACGTCTTCTTCTCGGCGAGTCCTTCACCTCACTGCGCGCTGGAGACGAGTTCGGTGTCGCTAACCGGGGTGCGATCGCTGGCGCCGTCGACGCCATCAAGTCGATCGGTGAGGCTCTGCTCGAGCAGGGGTTCTCCGCCCAGGACGCTGCCAACCAGCTCGCCGCCTACCGCAACCAACTCGTTGCCACCGCGGTCCAGGCCGGGCTGTCGCAGGCCGAGGTCGAGGCTCTCGTCGTGTCGCTCGGGCTGTCGAACGCCGGCCTGGCTGCGTTCGTGGGCAACGCCAACAGGCTGAACCAGATCGTCGCCGAGGGTCAACGGAGGGCTGCCGTGCCGAACACGCCACCACCGCTGACGACGGGTCCGAATCCGACGCAGCAGTTCATCACGAACAACCTCTATCTCCCCACTGGTGACCCCGAGGCCAACGCTCTCGCCGTCGTCAACCGACAGGCACTGGCGGTCCGGTGACATGACCCATCACATGCAGTTCCTGTACTCGCTGAACGACGACGGCTCTGTTTGCGAAATATTCAATGGCGAGCGCCTCATGTCGTCACTGACCGACACCGGACTGTGCAACGTGCTCGGCATCAAGCAGCAGGGCACCGACTGTCGGTGGTCCGACGGCACGCTGCCGCTCGCCCTTGACACCTGCTCGGTCGACGTCGACGGTGAGCACACATGGGAGCCGATCACCTTTGCCGGGGTCACCTGGCCCGGCAATCCCGCGCCCTGGTGGGATGGGGTGGCCGACTCGGTCTCCTCCGGCGGCTATGGCTTCTGGATCGAAGAGTGGACCGGGCTCGACTCCGTCCACATGAAGCGCAACGCCGCGCAGCGCGCTGGTCGTCTCGGTGGGGCGAACTTCGGCTCGCTCGCCTCCCAGAGTCGGGTGTGGAAGATGAACTTGATCCTCGTCGGTGCATCGGGCGCCGCGCTTGAGGACCTCTTCCGTTGGCTTGAGTCCACCCTCGCCGACTGTTGCGACCCGTGCGCTGGCTCGGAGATGCTGATCCGCACTGCCTGTCCGCCCGACGGGGACGCGGGCTTCGGCCTCTACCGGGCGAAGGGCGTCGCGCTGATCGAAGGGCTCCAGTGGGAGGCGCCGCCGATCGAGTCGCTCGGCTGCTTCATCCGTCGCGTGTCGGTGACGCTCGGCGTCTCCGATCCGTGCCTCTACTCGTGCGCTGTGAACTGTGCCGACCAGGAGGAGCTACCGAACATCCTTGATTGTGTGCCCTTCGCTCTGTGGGCAGGCTGCAATGTCTCCTGCTCCGACATGCTCGACTACCGGATCTGCTGTCCGGTCCCGGCTGGCGGCCGCGGCACCGTGTCCCCGGTGGTGACGATCGAGAACGAAAGCTCGGGCGACTCGCCGGCGATGAGGATCTACGGGATGTCGGACCCGCTGAATGTCGGCTGTGATCCGTGCTCGTTGCCGATCTGTCAGAACATCGTGACCACCCAGATCCCCGGCGGCTCAGCCCTGATGGTCGACTCCTCCTCGCGCCGCGTGCTGTTCCGCGGGCCTGACACCGGTCAGGAGTGGGTGGACGGGACGTCGTTCATCGACCCACCCGAGGGCACTGTGCCGACGTTCCTCCAGCTCTCTTGCGATCCGGGCTGGGTGGCGGTTGAGCCGGTGGCGCTCTGCGGTGACACCTCCGCGCTGAAGATCTCCGTGGACGTGGTCTCAAGAGTCGGCTGCTGCTGACTTGAGCGCCATCCCGCGCTATGTCTTGTCGGCAACCGAGGCCGCGGCGCGCATCGCCGGCTACATCTTCGGCGACGGCAACCCGGACGTGCAGTACAACCCGCTCGGCGGGCTGTGCTTCACTTTCATCGGAGCGGCCGAGTTCCAGACCGAGTGCGTGCGCTGCGCCGGGGTGATCGGCTGGACCGAGGGTGTCCAGTGGGCGCACGCCAACAACGGGAACTTCAAGGTCCGGCGCGACGCCCTCTATGCAGCACTCGGGATCACGGACTCGGCGCACGACCTCTACCACCGGGCCCTCAACCCGACCGGCACCTACACGCCGACGAGGATTCAGGTCGAGGCGTTCATGGCGTCGATCGTGGAGACCGAAGGCTCCTTCTCGACGAACCCGCCGAAGTTCTTCGACGAGGCCCGAGGCGGGATCTACGACCAGCGCATCGATGCGCTCGTGCTCACCATGCAGACGCAGATGCCGAGCGCTTTCCGCTCCGGCGTCGCTGCCAAGGCTTCACTCGCCGAGACTGACGCCTTCCCGATGCCGCTCATCACCGCGGCTCGCTACCCCGGCGACACGCCGGCCGACTGGCCTGACGGCGCTCCGCCCCCGCCCGACGAGACCCCGCCGGCGATCCCGACAGGGCTGAGCGCATTCGCCGGAAACACCCAGGTCACCCTCACCTGGAACATCCCGTCGGACCCTGACCTCGCTGGCTACATCCTCTACCGCGACGGCAACACGCAGGTCTACATCGGGGCGGTCCCGTCGTTCATCGACTCGAACCGCACCAACGGCGTGGAGGTCTGCTACCAGGTCGCGGCCTACGACCTCTCCGAGAACGCCAGCGCGCTTTCGGCCGCGGTCTGCGCCACGCCAACAGGCGGCACGGACCCAGGCGACACGGTCCCGCCAGACGCTCCGTCCGCCCTCACTGGGTCGACGGGCGGCACGACCGCCACCCTGTCCTGGACGGGCTCTGTGGCCTCCGACGTCGCCTCTTACCGGGTGTACCGCGGCTCGGTCCTTGTGGCCACCGTGGCGGCCCCTACGACGCTCTACACGGACACCGGGCTGACGCCGGACACGATCTACGCCTTCCGGGTCACAGCGGTCGACTCGGCGGGCAACGAGAGCACCTCGACGCCGTTCCTGAGTCTCACCACCGCCGACGTTCCCGTCGATCCGCCGCTCATCACCCAGACCCCGATCCAGGTCGTCGACCGGCTTGGGTGTGGCGAGACTCAGGCATTCATCGCGCACCGCTCCGGTTGGCCGCTCCTCACCGAACTTCCTGGCACCGGAGGCTCATGGAACCGGGTGATGGACGACATCTCTGACGCCAAGGTGACCATGGAGCAGGCCAACCTGCCCGCCGAGTGCGCCTCGATCCTCCAGGGGATCACCCGCTGGGCCTATGAGCTCGTGATCTTCCGCGACGGCGTTCGGGTCCACACCGGGCCGATCCAGGACGTGCTGCCGGAGGGCGAGAACCTGACGGTCACGTCGAGGGACAAGATGGCCTGGCCGACGGTGCGGCCGATCTGGACCTACCTCAACTACCCGGACCCGGGCGAAGAGATGGCGACGATCTTCAACGACGTGATCGCCAACGCGATGGGCCCCGACAACGTGCCTGGTCTCGTCGGCACGGCCACGGCCACCGGGCTGCGCGCCACCCGCGAGTACAAGCCGAACCCGCCCCAGTACGCGTGGGACGCCCTCAACGAGCTCTGCCGTACCGGCGTGGACTTCACCATGATCGGCCCGACGATGGTGGCAGGATCGTTCATCGTCCCCGCCTCCCCCATCGCCTTCCTCACCGAGCAGGCTTTCGCCGGGCTCCCCTCTACGCCGCTGCTGGCCGCCAACGTGGCCACCCAGTGGTTCGTGACCGGCGATCCGCAGGAGGATCTCCTGGCGTCCGCGGGCGGCATCGACCCCCTCGTCGGCCTCGTCGTGCGTATCGCTCAGGAAGATGACATCAAGGACCAGGTATCTCTGGATCAGAACGCTCGCTCGAGATGGGAGTTGACCAACAGCCCGCTCGTCGCCGAGTCCTCCTTCACTCTCTCGCCCGAGGCGCCCTGGCCGGTCGAGCTCATGGTGCCGGGCTGCATCGTCGACATCCGTTTCTTCGAGACCCTGTTCCCGATCGTCGGGCGGTTCCGCCTCAAGCGGGTTGAGTTCGATTGGTCTGCTGGCGGCGACGGTCCGGCCGAGACATGCCGGGTCACTGTCGAGCCCGTCGGTACGGAGTTGATTTCCTGATGTCCTCTCGCAACGTCGCCTCCCTCGATCGCAGGCTCCAGGAAGTTCTGAATGACCTGTACGATCGCGTCAGACGGGTAGAGCGCCGCCGTCCGACAGGCACTGGGTCCGGGGTCTGTGACTGCGAGGACGGCGCCGAAGGGCCTCCAGGAGCGGACGGGGCTGATGGGCCCGCAGGACCCGCAGGAGCCGCAGGAGCCGACGGTGCCCCAGGAGCGGTCGGTGCTGATGGCGCCGACGGGACTGATGGCGGTTGGGGTGGAGCCGTCACCATCCCCTACCACTTCTCCACCACGACCACGAACTCTGACCCCGGCTCCGGCAACCTGCGACTTGACAACGCCACCCAGACGTCGGCCGTCACGCTGCGCGCCAACGTGCTGGACGTGAACGCGGCGTCGTGGGAAACGATGCTTGACGCGATGGACTTTCCGACGTCCACGCCGAAGGGCTACCTCCGGCTGGTCCGCGACGCCGACCCGACCGACTGGATGCTTTGGGAACTCCAAAGCGTCGACTCTTCCTCGGGCTACCGCAACATCGGCATCAACCTCGTCGAGGTCGGGAACCAAGCTGGTGCCTCCCCCTTCGTCAATGGCGAGTTGGTCTACCTCCTCTACGACCGCAACGGCGATGCGGGGGCCGACGGGGCCGACGGCACGACCGCCACTTCGATCGTGGCCTCCGCTGTCCGCACCTCCTCGGGCGCGACTGGCGTCACGACCATCACCGACATCACGGGGGCGTCGGCCACCTTCACCGCCGTCGCTGGTCGGCAGTACGAGATCACCGCACAGGCGATGGCAGCGAAAGTCTCTGGCTCCCCAACACGGTGGGGACTGCGGCTCATCAGGGGCTCTACGACAATCGCGGAAGATGACCAGGCCATTACAGCGACCGGGAACATGGGCGCCACGATCGTGGCCATCGACACCCCCGGTGCCGGGTCCGTGACCTACAAGCTCGCCCTGCTTCCTGATGCCGGGACGATCGACCACGTCGCCGCCGCTACCGCTCCCACGTATCTCATCGTCAAGGATTTGACCGGCGGTGCGACGACCGGCGCGATCACCACCGCCGCTCCCCTCGGTGCCCCCGGCACAGCGAACCTGGTCCGCTCCTACAAGGGCGTCATGTTCATGGACACCGGGAACTACTGGTGGCCGATGGGCGGGGCGATGGAGCAGGTCCAGTCCGAGTGGACGCACTTCTTCAACAACGATGCCCAGAAGGGCGAGCTCCAGTCGAGTGCCTCCGGCACCGGCGCAGCGGTGAACGCTGGCACGGCAGCGGCTGGAGCCCAGGGCGTCGTGTCGCTCGACGCTGGTACCACGAGCACTGGGCGAGCGGGCTACGCGGCAGGCCAGTCGAACGCCCTGCGAGGCACCGCCGACAAACTCATGCACATCCACGCCCGGGTGCGCTTCCCGACGCTCTCTACCTCAGGTGAGCGCTACTACTTCACGATGGGCTTCCTCTCGTCGCTCACCGGCATCCCGGGGGACGGCTTCTACTTTCGCTACGACGAGTCGGTCAACGCGAACTGGTACGCGGTGGTGGTCAACAACACCGTCGGCACCGCAGGCGTGAACACTGGGGTGGCCGTGGCGGCCAACAGCTTCCAGAAGCTCCGCATCGAGATCGACGAGCCGAACGTCTCGGCCAAGTTCTACATCGCTGACTCGCTAGTCAGCACGATCACGACGAACTTCCCGGGCTCCACCAGGGACTTCGGCCCGGTGATCAACATGCGGAAGACCGTCGGCACTACCTCAAGAACCTGCGACGTCGACTACTTCGGCTACTGGAGCCTGATGACCACCACGGTCTGAGCCGTGGCCCTCGCGGGGGGCCTGCCCGTACTCTTCGGCCATGCCCACCGCGAGTGATCTCCTGGGGACGACCAGTGCCCTGGTGAAGGACATCGAGATCATTCGCGGCGACGACAAGGTCATCAACATCACCTGGATCTACTGCTCCACCCGCGAGCCCTACAACTGGACCGGCTGGGAGTTCGCGGCCAAGATCAAGTCCGCGGTTGACGGCGTGACCTGGGCGGACGCTGTCGTCACCCATGACGGCACGGGGGGCAAGATCACCATTCTCTTCTCCCGGTCGGACACCGTCGCGATGGACCCTGGCGACGAGGGCCGCTGGGATCTCCAGGGCACCGACCCGACGGCTCTTGTCCGCACGATCCTGCGCGGCGGCGTCTCCGTCGTCGGCGACATCACATAGGAGGCCCGGTGGAACCAGACACTGACACCGACATTGACTTCGCCGACTTCTTCGTCAACGCCAAGGTCGAAGCTCGCGGCACCGTCACCAACCCCTCGGCTCCAGCCGATGAAGCAGAAGGAGGGGTCGAATGACCCTGGGCATCAACGTCACCACTCGCAACGCCATGCTTGACGCGATCACCACTCGCGCGGGCGCCTCGGCGTTGCTGCGGATCTACGACGGCACGCAGCCGGCGACTGGCGGCACCGCCACGACGTTGCTGGCCGAGTTGACCTGCAACGCGACCTTCGCGCCGGGCGCGTCGTCCGGGGTCCTCACCCTGAACGCCATCACGTCGGACACCTCCGCCAATGCCACTGGCACGGCGACCTGGTTCCGCATCGTGCAGTCCGGCGGCTCGACCCACGTCCTCGACGGCACCGTCGGCACGTCGGGAGCGGACCTCAACCTGAACACGGTCTCGATCGTGTCTGGCGCCACCGTGGCGGTCTCCTCCTTCACCATCACCGCCGGCAACGCGTAGGCCCCGTCGTGCCGACGGCGGTCCAGCAGGACATCAACGCCCTTCAGCAGGACGTCGCTGCTCTACGTCGCCGGATCAGAGCGCTTGAGGATCTCCAGATCGAGAGCAAGTTGCGCCAGTGCGACGCCGAGTTCACGCGGCTGCGCGGCGTCGAGGACCAGACCAACGCGTTCAAGACGGAGGCGATCGCACGGATCGCGGCGCTGGAGGCAGCGCTCGATGGCTTGGACCCTACGGTGGTGGCCTGATCGTGGTCACCGAAGCCGAGATCTTCACCCGGAGAGATGCCCTCCACGCAGCGGCGCACTCGAACCGCGGTGGTGGCGGCCTTTACGACGTGGACATCTTCAGCCTCAATCTTCGCGCTGACGGGTTTCCCAACCTCATCGCAGTCCAGACGTTCGTCGATCTCCAGGTGGGCCCATGACCTCCCTCAACCTCGCCACCCTCACCGGAGCCTCAACGGGACTCACCACGGCGTCCACGGCCTACTCCGACGGCGACCAGCTCGGGGCGATCATCTCGATGAACGTCGGGGCGACGAACATCATCATCACGAACGCTGTCCTCGTCGACAAAGCCGACATCATCGGCGCCGTCGACTGCTTCATCTGGGACCGTTCGGTCACCCTCGCCTCCGACAACGCCGCCGGCCCGGCCGTGTCTGACGCCGATGCTCTGTTCTGCCTCGGGGTCATCAACTTCCCCTACCCGATCGACCAAGGCGCCTCCCGTATCTCGTCGATCGACTCGCTGGCCATCGGCGCCGTCGCCAACGCGTCGACCACGATCTACCTGTCGCTCGTCACCCGGTCGGCGCACACGTTCTTCGGGGCAGCCGGTGACCTCCAGGTCAGGATCACTTACACCAAGGACGCCTAGTGGCGCGGACGTTCACCAACGACGGCTCCGCCAACGACACGGTCAAGGTCACCGCGCAGGGGTTCACCGCGTGGGGGTACGGGACGCTGGCGTGTGTGGTGCGGCTCGCCAGCCTGAACGCATCCCACGCTCGCAGCCTCATGCTCATCGGGACCGACGCTCAGGACTTCGTCGAGTTCTACGTCAACGTCTCGAGCGCCAACAATCTGGGGTTCTGGAACGGATCAGCGAACGTGCACATGCCCTACACGTCCGTCACCAACGCCTGGTACGTGATGGCGATCACGAAGGCGACCGGGACAACTACCCCTCGAGGTCACATCTTCGACTTCGCTGCTGGTACGTGGACGCACACTAACGCCGGTGGGACCTCTGTGGACCCGACGGGGACCGGTGCCACCCAGCACGGTACGTTCGGTGACTCGTCTGGCGCTGAGCTCGACGCGTTCGACGGTCAGTACTTGGCGATGGCGGCGTGGAAGTCACGGGCGATGACCGACTCCGAGTGTGAGCGGTTGCCCCGCGGCCTGTGGGACATCTGGAACCCGGACCTGCTGCTCGAGTTTCCGTCCGGTCGCGACAACCTGACCCGCACTTCGATCGACTGTTCCCGCAACCGGATGCGCCAGGCAACAAGCGGGTCGTCGGTCACGCGGGGCAACGTCATCGGCCCACCAGGGTTCCGGCTGTCAGCACTCAACCGTAGGCGGTAACGATGGCGCACGGTCCTGGCGGTCCTATCGCCGTTCTGGTCGCGGCCGTAGAGAATCGCGCGGTCACCGGGTCCACTGGCACCGTCGCAGTCACCCTTGCGAACTTCACTGGGGCAGCCAGCGGTGAAGAGACGATCACTGGCACGAGTGCGCGAACTCTGGCCAACTTCACGGGCGCGGCGTCCGGCACGGTGGCCAACCCGGTCACCGGCACCGTTGCGGTAACGCTGGAGAACTTCACCGCGGCTGGGCTTGGCTCGGGGATCATCACCGGGACGAGCGCGGTCACCCTCGCGAACTTCACGTCGGCTGCCACGGGGGCCGAGACAATCACCGGTACGGTGGCGCGAACTCTGGCCAACTTCACGAGCACGGCCAGCGGCACTGGAGCCAACCCGGTCACCGGCACGGTGGCGCGAACCTTGGCGAACTTCACGAGTTCTGCCAGTGCCACCGAATACGTCCTCATCGACGAGTTCTCTGGCTCGTCGATCGACTCGACCCTCTGGGACGTCTATAACCGGATCGGCGACGAGGTCAACGGCGAGGTCAACGCCGTCATCCCGGCCAATGTCCGGGTGTCGTCCGGCACGCTCAAGATCGACTCGAAGTTCGAGGACGTCGTCACCCAGGACACCGACACGGCCCCGACCACGGTTCACTACACGTCGGGGCAGATCGCCCAGAAGAGGTTGCCGTTCAAGTACGGCGATGTCCGGGTCCGGGCGCAGATACCGGGTGGCACCGGGCTGTGGCCGTGCATCTGGATGCTGGGCTACAAGTGGCAGGCGTCTCAGCCCTACAACGCGAATGTCACCGGCGCGGACTGGCCGAACGACGGCTGGTGCGAGGTCGACATCGCCGAGTTCATGTTCAACCATCGCAACGATGTCAACACGTCATTGCATTGGAATACCCCTGGCTCTACCGAAGAGCGGGCCTTGCCGTTCGACGCGACGACCCGGTTCATGGTGTACCGGTTGTTGTGGACACCCACGTCGCTGACTTGGTACGTCGACGCCGAGGATGGCAACGGATTCGTCACACTCCGCACCGTCACCGGTACCGCCGGCGTGGATATCCCGAACGTCGCGACGTATCTAATCATTCACACGGCGATCGGTGGCACGGGCGGCGGCACTCCCGTCTCGGGGACCTTCCCGCAGACGATGGAAGTCGACTACGCCAGGATTCTCGCCACCAGCGACACCGTCATTCCGCCGATGGCGGCCGTGGTCCTCCAGAACTTCACCAGCTCGGCCTCGGGCACCTCGGGGATCTCGATCTCCGGTACGTCGGCCACCACCCTCGCGAACTTCACGGGGGCCGCATCCGGCACCGAGACGATCACGGGCACAGTCGCTGCCACTCTCGCCAACCTCACGTCGAGCGCCTCGGGCACAGAGACGATCACCGGGACGAGCGCGGTAACCCTCGCGAACTTCACGGGCGCGGCCAGTGGCACCGAGACGATCACGGGCACCGTTGCTGCGACCCTCCAGAACTTCACCGGTTCGGCGTCTGGTCTGGCAGACATCGTTGGCACGAGCGCGGTCACCCTCGCGAATTTCACGTCGGCCGCCACGGGGTCCGAGACAATCACAGGCTCCTCGGCCACCACGCTCCAGAACTTCTCGTCGACGGCGTCTGGTCTGGCAGACATCACCGGAACCGTCGCGGTAACCCTCGCGAACTTCACAGGGGCGGCTTCCGGGTCGATCACGAACCCCGGCAGCAACGGCGCCTCGGTTCTCCAGGACTTCACGGGGGCTGCCTCCGGCTCCGTAGTCTTCACAGGCACCTCGGCCACGACCCTCCAGAACTTCACGTCCGCTGCATCCGGCACCGAGGCCATCTCGGGCTCTGCGGCCGTAACGCTCGCCCCCTTCACGTCATCGACGACGGGCACCGAGACGATCACAGGCAGCGTCGCGGTCGCACTGGCGAACTTCGCAGCGTCCGCCGTTGGCTCCGAGTCGTTCATCGGCACCGTGGCCCGGACGCTCGCCAACTTCATCTGCGCCGCCACCGGCACCTCGCTGAGCGCGGGCGGTTCGGCCGCCGTCACTCTCCAGAACTTCGTGGCGGCCGGCGTCGGCGTCGTGACGAACCCACCTGGAGGACTGGGGGACCGGCTGCCGTTCGACGACAACGTTGTTGTGATGATCGGCGGCAGCTTCAACACCTCGGCGATCATCGGTCAGATCCGTCTCGGGACGACGGTCACCGGAGACGATGACACGGTCCTCATCGTCGACCGACAGGCCCAACGCCACACAACCTTCGACGAATGGACCGTGCTCCTGCCCTAGATCCCGGTGTGCACTGCTGTCTGACGCTACGGTGTGTACTCGTGGCTTCCCTCGCACCGCCTTACCACCCGGTCTCCTCGTGGCAGGACGGCCGCTATCCGGTCCAATCCTCGGAGGCGCCGATCCCGTCGAGGCAGCGCTACCAGGTCATCCACTGGCCGGGCGCGGCGAACTCGACACTGGCTCAGGCGCCTGGCCCTCAGTTCAACGCCGAGATGGTCCGGTTGCTCCGAGGCGAGCAGCAGTCCTATGTCCTCGGCCGCGGCTACTCGCTCGGCTACAACTGGTGCGTCGCTCCTGACGACATCGACGGCTGGGCGAGCGTCTGGGAGATTCGGGGCTCGCGCTACCGCTGCGCAGCCAACGGTGACGCCACCACCAACATCTTCGGCCAGGCCATCCAACTCAAGACGCCGAGTTACCGTCGAGCGACGCCTGCCCAGGTCCGCTCGGTGCAGTGGATCATCGCCACCCAGATCCGCAACCTCGCCCCGGGCGCGCAGATCATCGTCGGTCACAACCAGGTCCGCCCTGAGCCCACCGCCTGCCCCGACCCGTTCATCCCCGACGTCAACGAGGGTGTGTTCCAGCCCGTCTACACGCCGCCGCCGCAGGACTGCTATCCGAAGGGCTACGACCCCGAGAAGGGCGACTTCGGCCTCTACCCGTTCAACCGGTCGAAGCCGCCGCTCGGTCCCGGCTCCGGTTACAAGGACGGCACCCAGTGGCAGCAGCAGTACTGCGAGTACGCGAACTGGGTGATGCGCGTCAAAGCCGGACGGCCCTACATGAAGCGCTGCGAAGAGGTCGTCTGGACCATCCAGTCGATGGCTGGTCTCATGGACATCCAGAACTTCGTCGGCCGCGTGCCGACCGGCTGGATGACCATCGAAGACTGGCGCGTCATCGACGTCCTCGCAGGCAACCCCAACCCGTAGGAGACCGATGTCCTTCAAGACCCAGCACCCCCTCAAGACCGAGGCCGTCGCCGTGTTCGGCACCCTGGCCGGCGTCGCAGCGGGCGTGACCGCCTGGCTGACCGACGTCCTCGAGCCGTGGGCCCAGGGCCTCGTGACCGCGGGCGTCGCCTTTGTCGTGGCGCTGATCGCTCGCTTCGTTGTTTGGTCCCAGCGCTCGGTGGATGAGCTTCAAGGCAACCACCTCGATGACGAGGAGGTCATCGCCGAGCACGCTGAGCGGATGAACGCCGCGAGCCCGCCGGCGGATCTCTCCAAGCTCACACCGGGTGAGACGATCCACATCGCGGAGGGCTGATGCCCGAGGCGAAGGTCATCGACATCTCGGTGGCCCAGCTCACCTCCGCGGACATCAAGAGCACGGGCGCGATCGGCGTCGTCCAGTACCTCTCGCTGCCGGGGACTCGCCCTGGCTTCAACGAGGCGAAGCGGATCAAGAAGCCCGTGTACGACGACCGCCTCGCTTGGGGTCTCGCCGTGGCGCTCGTGTTCCAGGTCGACAAGGCCGACTACCTCGGCGGCTACGCGAGGGGCTTCGAGTTCGGGCGCGCCAGCCGCGAGCAGTCCACGGCGCTCGGCCATCCTGACTCGGCTGGCGTGATCCTCTGCGTGCAGGACTCGGGCATCCCGCGCGGCAGCTTCGGCCTCGCCGTCGAACACACGCGGGGCTACGTGGATGGCCGTGGCCTCGGCCCACAGCCCGCTTACTGCGGCACAGACCTCGGCAACTACCTTGTCGGCGCTGGACTGACGACGTGGCTCTGGCAGCCAGCAGCGGCCTCGTGGTCGACCTCTCCGAGTCCGCACGTTGCCATGCAGCAGCTCCAATCGAAGTCCTACCCCTGGCCGCCGACGGCCTACGACGAGAACCTGGTGCTCCAGCCCGACTGGGGCCAGAACCCGCGACCAGGACTCCCACCGCCCCCGCCTGGGGGGCCGAACCTATTGGAGGACGAGATGCTTTGGGCTCGGTTCTACGGCGAGAACCAGGATGTGGCCTTCGGCGCCACCGGCTGGCGCTACATCACGCCGGAGCAGCGTGACCAGTTGCTCTTCATGAAGCTGCTGCGGCCGATGGCGGGGACGACCTTCCCGCAGGTGCTCGGGAACAACCCAGCCGAGGGCGCGCAGTGGAAAGCGCGCTACGCCCAGTTCGGCTGATCCCGAGGGGTTGACTAGGTTCCGCTCATGTTCGACCCGACGGTCATCAGCGCAGTCGTCGTTGCCCTCATCGTCTCGGTCTTCGCCCCCTTCATCATGGGCTTGGTATCAGGCAAGAGGACGAAGGACGCCATCGCTCAAGCGGCGGCGAAGCGCAAGGAGGAGCGAGATCAAGAGGCGGAAGATCGCCGGGCCGAGAAGCAGCAGGACTGGGATCGCCAAGACCTGGTCGCCGAGCGGGTGGCGCAGGCGGCCAAGGATCTGGCCGCCAACGATGCGGCCGTCAACGAGAAGCTTAAGGCGCTTGACGACGGCCAGAAGGTGAACCACATCCTGCTGAACTCGAATATGACCAGAGCGATGCAGGCTGACCTCGATGGCAAACTCCTGCTGCTCTTGGCTCTGCGGCGCCTTACCGGACCGGGAGAGGAGGCATCACAGGAGGACGCCGATCTTATTCTCGTCACCGAGGCAAAGGTCATCGAGCTGGAGAAGGATCTCGCCGAGCGAGCCGCCCAGCAGAAGGCCGTTGACGCCGAGTTGGAGAAGCAGGCGGTCGCCCGCTTGCATCCGTGAGTGATCTGCCGGTGAGGATCTACCGGATCGTGGCTCTCACGATCGTTGCTGTCCTCCTTGTCGTTCTGGCCTTCGTCTTGACCAGCGACAAGGGCCATCTGCCGCCGTCTTCCACCACGACGACCACCACCACCACCACCACCGCGGTCGACGGCAGCGATGACGGAGCAGTCTCGGAGGCTGAGCGCACGGCGAGCGGACTTGTCCTCAGCCTGAACACGCTCAACCGGGTTGCTCGTGCGGCGTGCGACGCCGCCGCTTCGTCCGCCACGAGGGAGGAGGTCAGGCAGAAGGTGCTTGTCCAGATCCTCAGCGTGCGCCCCGGCACGTCAGTCGGGATGGCCGCTGTGCTGACGGACGCGGCCGCCGGCATGGCCTGCGCCTCGGCCTACCGCCAGCTTCCTGATCGCCCATCGCCGGACAGTGCTCTCCCATGGGCGAGACTGACCAGCGTGGAACGTCCCCAGGTCGGCCGTGAGTGAACCGCAAGATCACCAGGGCCGGCGTGACGCTGACGATCGCGCTGGCGGGCTTCTCGTACGAGATAGTGCTTGGTGGTGGACGCCCGGCGGTTCTCTCGGCGTGCGTGACGTTGGCACTGGTGACTCCGGCGACCGCCCTGGACGCCTATCGTCGTGGGAAGGCGTTGACGACGCCACCGCCGCCGTCGCCCGGGGATACCGAGTGAGGATGTTCTTGCATCACCACCTCGCCACTATCATCGTGGCGACCGCGGGCTCTGCCGTCACCGTGGTCCTGGCCATCATGAGGGGACTGTGATGGAGACCCCGCGCTGGCGCCGCATCCTGGACTGGACGACGAGGAACACCTTGCTCTTGGCGATCCTGTTCGACTTCATCATCATCGTCTCGTTCACGCTGTTCTTGCAGCGCTACAACGACTCCAACATCGAGCGCGCCAAGGACCAGGCTGTCCAGGAGGCCAAGGAGCGAGCCGAGCAGATCGCTGCGTCGAACCTTGACGTGTGCAAGCGTGCGGTGGTCGCAGTAACCAGCCAGTCGAAGGCTGACGACCTCAAGCTGGTCGAGGCCATCAAGGATCGCTATGCCGAGACCGGCCGTCCAGTGCCGGCGCTCTACGTCGCCCTCGAAGCCATCATCACCAACCGGCAGCCGCCCACAGCGGCCTGCGAACCCAAGGAGAATCCATAGTGCATCTGGTAGCCGCAGCAGAGGTCGTTCCGACCAACCTGCTCATCATTCCCAACGCGTGGGTGCCGGTGGTGATCGCCATCTTCATCCCGCTGCTGGTGGCCGCCGTCACGCACGCGACCGCATCGAACCGGGTCCGCACCGTGGCCGGCATGTTCTTCGCCGGGGTCACCACGATCCTGACGCAGGCCATCGTCGGTGGCGGCGACGCGGTCATCACCTGGGAGACGCTGCGCCTCTTCCTGCTGACCACCGGCGTCGAGATCCTGTCGTACCTGGGCATCAAGGGCCTGAGCAACGACACGGTCAACCAGAAGGTGTTGCCGAACGTCGGAGTGGGTAAGGCGGCCTGATGGGTGTCTTCCTGACGATCCTCGTGATTCTGCTCGTGGTGCTCGTCTTCCTGAAGGTGCTGGACAAGATCTGAGCCGCTTCACCGAGTGGTGGGCGACGGCGCACTCGTCGCTCATCACTCACCGCCGTCTCAAGTGGCTGTGGATCTGCCTGATCCCCGTCGCCTTCCTCCTGCGCGACTCGGTGCCCTTCCTCGTCTTCATGTCGATCTACGCCATCATCGTGGGCCACTGGTCGGCAGAGGAGGCTGCCAAGACTGAGGTGAAGGCCGAGGAGGCCGAGGAACCGCCCTCCGCGTAGTCGCTGTGTCAAGATGGCGCCCGTGGGCTGCTGCAAGGGAACCGGTGCATGTGGGTGCGTGACCAACGGCGCCGAAGATGACGGCTGCGCCCTTGTAACGATCGCCGTCACCGGGGCTGGCACGACTGTCGCGCCGTTCGAGATCACTCCGACCGCCCACCTGTCTCGGGTCTTCCGCTCCGACGGCAACGAGCCCTGGGTCCTGACGACCGATGGCGGCGGCTGTGACATCGTCGCTCCTCGCTGTCAGTACGAGGTGGCGCCCACCGTCCTGATGGTCAACTCGGGCGGAACACTCCAGGGCTACGCCTTCCAGGTCTTCGACTGCGAGCTCGGCTCAGCGGTCTGGAAGTACCAGGCGCTTGACACCGACACCGTCCAGACGTCGCTACCATCCGGCTGGCGGCCCTCCTGCGGCACGATGGTGGGGGCAGCGTGGCATCCGCTGTACACCGACGGCGACACTCTCACGACGCTGGCGGGCTATGCCTTCCTCCGCTACGACATCGAAGCGAACGTCTACTCACAGCGCTACGTCACCAACGCCGGGTCGACGACGCTGACCAAGCCTGGAGCGTGGGAGCAAGGCGCCTGCGCGACCAGTTCCGGCGGCGGGGGAGGGGGCGGCTCGGGTGCGTTCCCCGACCCGCTGCCGGGCTCCATCCACCTGTACCTCCAGTCCGGCAACCTTCTCGACGACAAGAAGTATCCCGACTGGGGTCTCCCCGGCCTCGACGTCTCGGAGCGCTGGGACGCGCTGCACCTGCCGCCCGGCTACACGGGCGCCGACTGGACCCGGCTCGTGATCTCTGTCGGCCACGTCACCGCTCCGCTCACCGAGGCGCTGACGATCACGCTGAAGGATCTGACAAACGCCGTCGACGTCGCTTCCTGGAC